GAATCTACACTTTGACCACGTTGAGACTTATTCATAATATACCTTAAATGTATTTAAAGTTGGTTACATTCTCTAAGCGAAATGAACGCCATCCTTCTGCATTAACATCAAATACTGCTAACGTCTCTGTAGAAGGAACCTTAGCACTTGTACCTTTCGGAGTGTGCTCTTCTGGAATAAAAGAACTATTTAATGTACAAGTCATTACTCGCTCATCACCATTCTTCTTATTAAAGATAACCTCACATAAGCCATCTCGTAGTTGTGGAACCATATCTTCTAAAGTCATCATAATTTTATTTCTCATTAATTTAATATTGTATAGCTATTATACTATAGTTCTGGTAAAAGGTCAACGCCTAATCCCAATCTTTGTCATACTTTGATACTGCTTCTGCTCGCTCACCGTAGTGTGCCTTAGCATAAGATGCAGAGTCAGTCCACTGGTTATAGTTTTCATCTAGCTTGTTAAGAGCTGCATCATTGTATACACTGTCGATGTCTTTAGCAAGACCTTCGTTAACCCAGCTCTTTGCCTTACGTAGACGAGTAGATATAGAACCTTGTGCAGCCATTTTCTTACGGAAGGCTAGCTTCTCTGCAGCTGCTTTGATCATTTCGTAACGTGATTCAGTGTTCATAATTCTTACTCTTCTTAATTAATATACGGCCATTATACAGCAAATTGAACTAAAGGGCAACACCTTCTCTAATCTTTTTTGCTATTTCTTGAGCTGTTTTTGTCTTCATCGGATGGCAAGTTTTACAAAGAGTTTGTATATTCTCTGAGCGATTGTCTGAATGATCATTGTTAATATGATCTGCATCCAATTGCCACCTTGGTGATATAATAGTAGAAGTACAAATGAATCCAAGACGGCCATCAATATTTTCACAGAAGCTTTTACGTAGCAATCTATAACTACCTTCCCTTTCCAATCTCTCTATACCACGATGCATTGTACATTTAGAACGACGGCCTAATGTACCATCAGAGCGAGGTATATACATTTGTTCACCTAGATCATTACAACCTTCTTCAATACACATTCTATTAGATGAAATCATATCTCTCTCCTAGTAGTTCATTGCCTGATAGTCTGCCCAAGCACGAGCATCGTCCATGCCTTCAGTTTCCATGTCGCGCTCGTTAGACCATTCATCTAACTGCTCGAACGAAACCTTGTTGGTACGTACAATGAAACGATACTCTTTTGCATGAGTAAAGAGAGACATCACAGCACGTTCGAGGTCATCGCGTTCTTTACTGAAACGCTCCATCTCTGAAGCAGCAAAGCCTCGTGCCATGATAAGTTGAATTTGACCTTGTATATCTAAGTTATTCATAATAATATCCTATGCTGTTGGTTCAAATGGGTTAGACTCATACAACTCAGCTAATATATCAAACTCGTTGTAAAATGCATCACAATCGATTACCTTGAAGTTATCAGACTCAGGAGACTGGTAGCTAGAAGCTAAATCCATATCCATTGCACAATCTGCATCAACGTAGTTCCAGTTAACAGTACCATCTGAATAACGATTCTCTTCTTTGTTTACTGCAATGTTGAACGCTTGCTTTAAAGTCATCATAATGTAATCTCTCAGTTGTTCTCAATTCAATATAGCTATTATACATCATTACGTGATGAAGGGGTACAGGGTTCTTAGAACATTTTGTTATATGCATATAAGGAAAGAGGATCTTTTTTAGGGATCCTCTTTCGGTCGTATTTAGTTTTGTCTCTATGGACAGCTGCTTTATTCACTTTCCTAGCGAACTTAGCTACAGGGTTCTTTCTTGGTTTCATATCATGCCTCGCAGATTGTGTCTATATGTGCTTCGAATGCGTCTACCTTCTCAAGGCGGTCAGGCCAGAAGATATAATCTTTCTCAGGATTAGCTCGTAGGTTATTAAGTAAAGGTTGAATGGCTTTGCGTAATGCTATTAGATCAGAAGCATACTTCTCTGCGTTATGTGCCGCAGTTTTAGTCTGGTTCTTACTTGCTTGTACTACTTCTAGTTCATCTGCATCTACTGCTGTAAAACCAAAATCAAAATTGAATTCTTCACTCATCTTCGTTATCCTTCCTTCCGTAATTCAATGCTAATAAAACTATACTAATTAAAATGGATATTGCTAGAAATCCAATAGGGTCATCGGGGCTCATTCTCGTATCTCTTAATTGTGTCTATCAATTGAACTGTCCAATTATCTCTATGTTCAATAAACACTTGAGGTACTGGTGAATCGTCGCAAGCTATAATAGTGACTAGCTGAGTGATAGGTACCCCAGTTCGCTCTTCCCACATTATAGCATAGGATGACTCTTGTATGAAGTAGTTAGTAATCCACTTCGTTTCTTTTTGTTTCCTTGAGGTCTTCCAATCAATGATTGAAATAACTCCATCCCACTCTGCTACCATATCGACTCGGCCCGCGAGTTTCAGATGATCAGAATAGAGAGCGACTTCCTGTCCATACACAGTTCCTAGCTTTTCTGCTAGTACTGGCTTGATCTTATTAACGGCTGATAATATATGGGGCATATAACCACGACTGAATTGTGGATCATTTGCAACATACTTCTCAAGGCAATCATGCACATCAGTACCACGATTGGATGCTTGAAAACCTACCTTAGCAGCTTCTTCAACACCCACTCGCTTCTTCCATGCATCAATACCTTCCTTAGATAGGATTGATAATACAGTTGTAACAGAAGGATAATTACTACCGGTAGGAGTTTTGTATGTCCGTCCGGTAGTAAGAGTTTCTGCAGTTAGATCATCATACCCTAGATTGGTAGTATTGTGTTGAAAATTCTGCGTCATCATTTGTGTACTTCATTTTATATTTAGTTGCAGTCTTCATTTTAGGAAAACTATCGTCACGTTGTACTGATTTGAATTTGTCCTTTTTCTTATTGGACGCTTCAAACCTCTTAAACTTTGCCATTTTTAATTCTCATCTCTTTAGTCATAATGTAATCTCGTACCAATCCAGAACGAACAATGTCTGGCCAACTGAATTCAATCACACTAAATTTCTTTAACTCTCGTAGAATATCTAGGAAGTTAATAATACCATACTTCTCGTCTGACTTTTTAAGATCCGACTGATAGTAATCACCACACATAACAAACTTACAATCACGACCCACTCGTGTAATGATTGAATCCAACTCATGCTCGGTCATATTCTGCATTTCATCTACAATGATAATTGCATTGTTTAATGTAATGCCCCGAATGAATGATGTTGATAAAAACTCAATTGCATCTTGTTCTACCAACCGTTCCCATGAATCACCATGACCAGGAAGAATCTCTTTGCATATAGCACGGTAAGGTGCTGCGTATACATCCTTCTTCTCTTCCTCGTCTCCTGGTAGGAAACCAATATCTCTTGTAGGTACAATTGACCGTACAATGATAACCTTCTCGTATGGCGTCTCTCTATCAAGTGCTTCTTCAAGAGCTAACGCCATCGCAATAAATGTCTTACCTGTACCTGCAGAACCATTCAATACCAAATTGTAGCCGTTCTTATATTGTTGAAATACATCTCGCTGTGTATCAGTCATTGGTTCTATTTTAGCGAGGTGTTCTAGTTTAAGTTTAACTGCTTTTTTAATAGTCATTATGCGTTAATGTTACCTAATGGATTATTCTTTTGGATTGTTTTTAATCTATCCTTCCAGCCGTCTGATGTAGTTCCATATACAGATCCTACTCCAGAGTACAATACAGCAGGCATACCTAACTGGATAGACACCTCATTACCTCCACACGACTTGCATGTGGAGGGGTCTCGTCGTGCTGCAATTCTGCGCATCTCAGTTGTTACTGTTTCACAATCCTTGCATTTGTAATCGTACATTGGCATTCTAAGCTACTTCCATTGTTATATCCATAATCTTTGACTCTAAATATTCCCGTTTTCTCTTGATCTTATACATCAACATCCTATTACCCTGTTTCTCTAAGTGCTTCTCATAATGACATAATTCACGTGAGTCTTTTCTTAATCGTTCAAGATGGGCTGGTGACATGAGTGTCTCCTGTTATATTTGTTAAGGGGGAAAAAGTGGTAGGAGCCTCCGTATCGGTTGAGTGGTGTGTTGGTATTTATATATTAGTGTTTATTAGCAAAGTCAGAAACACATTCAATCAGATTACGACAGCGTTTCTTAATAAGATAATTCATTGTTCTTGATCCATCTGACTTACGCTTTGAGTGCCACTCTAGTAAGATAGCATCTACTACCTCTGTTGGAGTCTCTTCTAGGTCAATCAGTACTTTGTTACGTTGATAATTACGTTGCTGTTCTTCAGTCATTTTAGAATGATCTCGGAACTCTTCGATCTTAGTCTTACGCATAGTAGTCTGTCTAGTACCAGTAACGAATACATCATCTGCACTCATTATGTTAGGTACGCCATCTGTAGAGTCACCTGCACATATATGTTCATGAAGATCGAACTTATCTTCTTGCTTGATTAACTTCTTAGCAATAGGACTGAACTGTTGTACATTTGTATTACCTGCTTGCAACTGAAGGAAATCCTTATCAGAAGAAACAATCATTACATCTTCATGTTGACCGAACTCTTGAGTTGTAAGAGTAATATGAGCAATAACATCATCTGCTTCACAAGTATCTACATTCAAAACATACCATGGAAGGAATTCGTTCATCTCTTCTACAACAGTATTGATCATACCATATACAGCATGCCAATCAAGATCAGACTTCTTACGATCAACCTTACGTTTGTACTTATATTCTGGATAGTAAACTTTACGCCAGTTCTTAGAACCTTCTGTACATATAACCATAGCACCATATTGATCACGATACTTCTTGTTATACATCCTGATGTTGTTTAGACAAATGTGTCGTACAATGTCTTCTGTAATCTCAATCTTCTGTAGGTTAGCTTGAGCTATCTGCCCAATAACAACACCATTAAAATCTAATAATATAATATGCCTTCTCCAATTTACTGTTTATCATCATCATCGTATTCTTCAAAATCTTCTTCTTCAAGAAGAGCAGTTAACTCAATATGCATTGCATCTAGTATCTCGTGAGTGAAGTGTGGGATCTTCTCTACTCGAGAAATAGCTCCACATAACATATTGATGGTTACTGTCAAGTCATCTATCAACTTAGTATCTTCTGCATCATAACCATCCATAATCATCTGTTCGATAATCATATCAGTCATGAACTGAACATACTCTTCAATCTCTTGCATTGTAGCTTCCATCTCATTACGCTTATTCAGATGCTTGTTCTGCTTAATGCCTGGAAACTTTACAATATTATCTTTACTCATAACATATTATACCATATAACTAGGCTGAAGACAACCTATATTTGTAAACTTTTCACATGATTTGCATGTATCTTACCACCCACAAATCTGTTATAGTACTCGTCAGGTTTAAGAATTACATCGAGAGCCATTTGCATATGCATTTCTACATAGTTGCATTCGCCCTTAGACTTACACAATATCAATATCTCTCTATCAAATAACGCACCATTAGCACGCTCTTCATTAAGTAACTCACATGAACCGTAATAAGACTTCCAATCAGATTCACCTAAGTACTTCTTCTTTTTACCCTTTACTTGCCTGGTCTTCTTAGCCCAGAATACCTTCTTACCAATATACTTCTTGCCTGTCTCTACACTAGTAACTACATATACAAACCCATACACATCCTTGTGAGTGGATTCACCTAAGTCGTAGACCTCGCCCTTATAACTCCAACTCATCTTCTACTTCAGTTGGTGGCAGATCTTCTACTGGTTTACTACAGTACGGGCAATAGTTTGGTTCAATGTCTAGGTCGTCATCATCTATAATTTCATATTCCGTATCGCACTCTTCGCAAATTATATTATACTTCATAAGCTGAGACTCGATAATGACGCTTGAATTGATACTGCTTGCCGAAGTTCATCGAACCCGCCAATAGCATCACCGTCTATTTTGATTTGTGGAAACGATCTTGCGTTATAGAATTCCATACTGAAATCCTCTATGCTAAAATCTCTATCTAATACTAACTTCTTATATTCTAAATCCTGTGACTCGCATAATTTAACTGCTGCAATACAGTATGAGCAGGGTGGTGTCTCCCTTGCATAAATCTCGATCATAAACTTAATCCCTTTAATGTGTCATCTGTGACATCTTGTTTTACTCCTCCAACAATGTATGAGGAAATTTCTGTCTCTTGTGGTGCTACTTGTACTTGTGATCCTGATATCCACTTTTCAGTCCATGGCAACGGATTAGCTTGCGATACCTGATACGGTGATACATATCCTAGTGTCTTCATACGCTTAGATGATATCCATTCAACGTAATCTTTAAGAATTACGCTATTCAATCCAATCATTGATCCGCCAGCAAAAAGGTAATCGACCCAAACTTTTTCTTGGTCGATTGCTGATATAAACATAGCATTAACTTCTTCACGACAATCTTCCTGGATCTTAATGAAGTCATCATCTTCTTTTAATAGATTACGAATAATCTGAGTAGATGAAGATAAGTGTAAGTTCTCATCACGTGCGATTAATTTAATAATCTTAGCATTACCTTCCATCTTCTTCAATTCAGCAAATGCCCAAGAGCAAGCGAACGATACATAAAAGCGAATGCCTTCCAGTATGTATATAGAATGAAGACACAGCCATAATGCTTTCTTATGGTCATATGTAGAAACTACATTTCCTGCAGCAGCTTCACTGTTTAATCTAATTAGATTATCATAGTACTTTGATACATCATCAGCACAATCAAGAATTTCAGATATGCTATTGATCTCATCAAATACAATAGAAGGATTAGGGTAAATGTTACGAATGATATGGGTATATGATCGAGAGTGTATAGTCTCAAAGAAAGACCAGGTCTCGATCATTACTTCTAGCTCGGGTAATGAGCATATTGGTAATAGTGCCAGGTTAGGAGATCGTCCTTGAACACTATCAAGAAGGATCTGTCTCTTTAAATTTGCTGTAAAGATATGCTGCTCGTGATCATTAAGTTCACGGAAATCTGATTTATCTTTAGTGACGTCAACTTCAGATGGACGCCAGAAGAAGCCTAACATCTTATCAGTTAGCTTCTCGTAGGTAGGGTACTTAACTTCATCATATCGAGCAATGTCTACCGCCTCATCAAAGAACATATTACGTTCAAGATGAGACACATTGGCTGGCTTATACACACTCATTTATTTCTTCCTTATTAAATCTTGCATGAATCGCAATCTACTTCATCAACTTCTTCACCTGCTCCATCATGAGTATTAAAATAGTATAGATGTTTGCCGCCGTATTTATAAAAATTAATAAGGTCACGCATCATTTCAGACATAGGCACCTTGCCATCTTCATAATGATCCGAGTTGTATGACGTATTAACTGAGATGGCTTGATCTATATATTTCTGTAACACTGCACATATTTTAAGATAACCATCTGGTCCTTTTTGATCCCATAAGAGATCGTATTTGTTCTTTAGGCGAGGATAACCTGGAACTACCTGAGCCATGATACCATCTTTAGATCCCTTATAAGATACAAAGGCTCTTGGTGGCTCGATACCATTAGTAGAGTTAGATACTTGTGCAGATGTTTCTGCAGGCATCAATGCCATAACGGTAGAGTTACGAATTCCATGTTCACGTAGATCATCCTGCAAACCATTCCAATCCATTCTTGATACAGAAGCAACCAATTCATCTACTTCGCGCTTATACGTATCACGAGGAGTAATACCACTATGATACTTAGTCTCATCAGAAGCAGGACATGCACCCTTCTCTTTAGCAAGGTTGTTAGATGCCTTGATAAGATAGTAGCTCCATGCTTCTGCATATTCATCTACAGTAGCAAGTGCATCATCGTTATACTTTAATCCACGCTTTGCTAGAAAGTAAGCAAGGTTAATGATACCGACACCCAATGGTCTGCGACGCATAGTTCCAGCCATTGCTGCTGGGACAGGATAATCTTGGTAGTCAAGGAGCTCATCGAGGGATCTAACTGCCAAGTCACAGTATTTTTCAAAATCGGCAGGGTCTGAAATGAGTCCCCAATTAATTGCACTGAGTGTACATAGACTGATTTCACCATCTTCGTCGTCTGCATGCTTTAGTGGTTTGGTAGGTAATGCAATCTCTGCGCATAAGTTACTCTGCTTAATAGGTGCAACTTCTGGTAAGAATGAACCATGATCATTTGCGTGATCAACATTCTGTAGATAGATGCGGCCTGTTTCTTTTCTCTCTGTAAGAAATGACGAGAATACTTCTAGTGCGGGTAATGACTTCTTACGTACAGATCTAGATTTCTCATACTTTTCATATAGAGCCTTAAACTTATCTTGATCATCATAAAATGCTTTGTACAAATCAGGTACTTCATCAGGCGAGAAGAATGTAATGTTACCGCCAGTTAATAGACGCTCATACATTAGCTTATTGAATTGTACGCCATAATCTAAATTACGAATACGATTCTCTTCTGTACCCTTGTTATTCTTTAATACAATCAGGTCTTCAAATTCCCAATGCCATACAGGATAATATACTGTAGCGGCACCACCACGAACACCACCTTGACTGCAGGACTTAACTGCAGCAGCAAAGTATTTTAGGAATGGAATTAAGCCTGTGTGAACAACAGAACCGTCACCAATCCTAGAGCCAATGCCACGGATTCCGCCAGCATTGATACCAATGCCAGCTTTCTTAGATATGTAGCGAACGACAGACGTAGCCGTTGCGTTAATCGAACCGAGGGAGTCGCCGGATTCAATGAGCACACAAGAGGAGAACTGTCTAGTAGGAGTTCTAACCCCAGCCATAATTGGTGTAGGTAATGAAATGTAGAATTGAGAAACTGCATCGTAAAAGTCTTTAACATACTTCATCCTTGTATCATTTGGGTAATTTTGAAATAATGTAGCTGATATCATCATATACAAAATTTGCGGTGTCTCGTATATCTCTTTAGTCTTTCTATTCTGTACAAGATATTTACCACGGAATTGTTCCATACCAACATACGTGAATGTATTATCACGGTCATGCTTAATGAAGTCTTCCATCTTATCAAATTCAGCAGGAGTGTAACTATCTAATATAGCTTTATCATATACACCACGCTCGATGTTATCATTAACAACTTCAAACAAATGCTTTGGTACATATCCACCGAATACTTCTTTACGAATTTTGTAATTGATTAAGCGAGCAGCTACAAATTGATAATTAGGTGTTGCTTCTGAAATTAATTCTGAAGATGATTTAATCAATAATTCATGAATTTCATCAGAAGGTATTGAGTTATATAATTGAATGTTAGAGCGTAATTCAATTTCTGATACAGATACACCAGAAATTAATTCACAAGCCCAATCAAGGATCCTATGAATCTTCTCTAATTCAAAGCCTTCTTTATTACCATCTCGTTTAGTAATTAAAATGTCGTTCATTTCTTTTCCTCAAAGTACGTCTTGTATGCAATAATAATATTCTTTTGGTCCTTTATATATCTCTTTAATTCTGCAAAGTTTATAGACATAGCTTCATATCCTTTATCTGTTACTGCAAAATATACTCGTTCCTCTACATCTAGCTTTTCGAACTCTGCATCAGAAGTACCAGGAGTGATGATAACAATTTCCATATCCATCCATTCAACAGGTACAGGACTCAAGAATTCAATTGTTGGATCATCATATTCTGGAATAGGACAATCAATTGCTATCACAGGAGGTGCTTTAGGAAATACTGAACATGCTGTCATACTTAATGCAGCAGCAGCTAAAATTAACTTCTTCATTCTGCTACCTCTTCTGTAACGACAACATCTTCAATCACTACTTCAGACGTTAGTTCACGTACATCAGCACCAAGTGCTTTTGTAGCTTTATTAACAATCTTAGAAATGAGAGCAGGCTTTGCAGCAGCTAATACACCTAGATCACGTTCTTTGCCAGACGAACTGACATTGAACTTGTTCCGTAGAGCGTTAACTTCTGCAGCATTCTCACGAGATGATTTTACTAGACCAGATTGTACATCTTGAAGCAAGGTCATATTGTCATTGATATTACTAATGACTTCTGATTGCTTTGTGATGAACTCCGATTGAATTTGCATAGCAGCATCTGATTGAGCCACTTGGACTTGCAAGTTATTGATCCGCTTTTGCGATTCAGTGTAATACCAATAACCGGCACCGGCTACTGTTATAATTCCACCGATCGCCAGCATTTGAAGACCTGATGTTATTCCCATAATGTAATTCCCGCTGTTTATATTCTACTAGATTATGGTACTATTATAGCGTATATTCAGATAAAAGTAAACAGCTAATTTGATTTATTTTGCAGAACGTCTACGAATAGATCTCATAGCACCCGTAGTAGAGTCCTTTAAGATTATTGTATTGTTTGGCTGCTTTCTAGCATAGTCGTGGATTGCTTTTTGATTTGAATCCGCTAGGTCTAGATACTTGCTCCAGCGTTCAAACTTATTACGGCCTGTGCTGAATTTATTGAAGGTTTCAGATGGTACTGTGAAAGCCTTGTACTTCTTGATGACTCCACCAAGAGGTTTATCTTTCTGCGCAACACCGCCTGATTTGTTAGTAGGTTCGCTCATCGTCTTAGATCTCTTGCTGTTACTTGTACAAATTGCTTAGTAGCAATATGCTCTACGTTGTATACATTCATACCGAAGATAGACCCAACAATTTCTTCATTACCATGTGCAATAACTTTTGATTCAGCCATTGCAATCTCTTCACCAGTAGATGGTAGCATGATGTTATTAACTAACGTATATACGCCAGGAAGCAATTCATGATTGTCACCAATGATATAAGACTCATTGATATCTTCTAGTTCTAGTTCGAAATCAATATCACCAAGCGCTTCAAGGATCTGTGATTCATTCATCTTAGTCTCTTCCTTAATTAGCCACAATGCAGCTGCATAAGAACCAATCTTAGATTTACCACCAGGTACTTTATTCATCAATCTCTTGATCTTAAATACCAATCTATGAAACATTGTGTATACGTCTTTCTGATCAGAGTCTAATTCTTTAACTTTAAGTAAAGGAGTTCCTTCCTTATCTATAATGCCTAAACCAAAGGCAGGTGTATCTTCCCAAGGTGTCACGAGAAGCTTTAGGAATCTAAATGTGTATACTGTATCTGCTGCAGTAGATAAAAAGCTCATTAAATTTTACTCAATTCGTTTTTTAGGTATTCGTCTTCTTCAACGTCGACGTTCGGTATGTATGGCATATAGTTCAAGAATGATATAAAAGTAACTAGAACCGGCCATGAGGAACTAGATACTTTATGGAATAGCATGGCAGTGCACGACTCAACGTCGAAAACATTATATAATACGATTATATGATTAAGTATCAATCTAATCTGCAAATCATCTGGATTCTTATTATATCTCGTGAATAACTTCTTGAGATATTTGAATCTTAGAAGGTCCTCTCGAAACTCTTCTATAGATGTACACTGCGGGTTATTATAATATTTCCCTGCAAACAATTCAAAGTTACTAGCATCAAGGGAATCAAATAGAGACATAATTTAGTCCGTAATTACTTTTTAGCTTTCGAAGCTTTTACGCCATTAAACTCATCACATTCTGCTTTGGTAAACTTACCACACATTAACAATTCACCTGTAACCTTATGAGCGAATCCGCCTTCAGTTAGTTTACAGTTAACAGGTGCTCTTTTAAATTTTGCATTCATTTTGGTATTCCTTATTTTACTTTTTTAACGTCTAATACACCGGCATGCTTCCAAGCTTCTGGAACACCAAGGGCCTTAGCACCTTTCTTTAACGCTTCAGTAGTTCCACGAGCAACTACTTCTACACTATCTTTTAACTTCAAACCGTTAAACTTTTGCTTAACAGTAATAGTCCATTTTTCATGAGTAGCTTCACTAACTGATTCTTTTTTCTTACCTTTGCCGTACTTCTTGTACATGCTCATTTCTTCGTCTTTCTCGTTATCACCTTCCCAATTAGCGTCTACATAATCGTAGAACTTCTTCTTGTTATCGCCTTTAAGATCAGCAATAGATGATGCTCCGAACTTCTTTAATGCTTTAGCGAAGAATGCTTTGTATTCTGCACCATCGCCCTTTTCATCCTTATCTGCTGCTTCAATCATTTGTTTGAATGTCTTCATGTGTGGGTTCCTTAATTTCTATCTTGCGCATTGGGTGCGGATTGATTTAATGGTGTTTTTATAATTGGATTAGGTGCACTATTCATAGTGACGGCTCCAACAACAATTGCAATTATAACAGCCCAGAAAATTCTGGATATGATAACAACTTTAACTTCATTTGAATTTGATTTAATATCTACACGGTCGATCTTACCTTCAGTGTATTCCATACGTTTCAATATATGTCTAATCTCTTCTTCAGTAGCAAGTTGCTTTTCTTCTACTCGTGCAATAGCCACCATAAAATCCGTTAACTTGTCTATCTTTTCTTCTATACGATCTAGACGCTTGTGTGCTGCATTAGCTACTGTATCAGTCATCGACTTTCTCCACTGTATCAATCCACTTACGTAGCGATCTTCCGTCATTAGTTTTTAATATAATGTAGTTAGATCCGAGGTGTGATACTGTACCTACTTCGTCTGATTCCTTAACAACAACCATGTCGCCAATTGCAAATAAATTACCATTAATGTAATCTTCTCTGGACTCAGATACTGATTCTAGTTGAATGTGCTTTCTATATGTATATGATTCTTTAAGACCCATACCTGAACGTACGGCATTGAATAGCTTCTTATCATCTTTAAATGACTTAGGCA